TCATTAGGTGTAGGTTATATTGGTCTTGCACATCATCTTGCTAGACAGGGAGTTACATATGATGATCCAGAAGCATGGAAACTAGTTCATGAGATGACAGAATCATTTCAGTACTACTTGTTAAAATCATCTAATCAAATCGCAAAAGAGAAAGGTGCTTGTGATGGTTATTCACATACTAAGTATGCTGATGGTATTCTTCCTATAGATACTTATAAGAAGGATGTAGATGATTTAGTACCTAATGACCTATTACTTGATTGGGAGACTCTACGGAGAGAGATACAAGATCACGGGCTCAGACATTCCACACTGTCGGCACAAATGCCATCAGAAAGCAGTTCGGTGGTGTCAAATGCCACTAACGGAATTGAACCCCCAAGAGATTACTTGTCCGTTAAGAAATCAAAGAAGGGGCCTCTTAAACAGGTTGTACCACAGTTTACTACATTAAAGAATAATTATACTTTACTATGGGATATGCCTAATAACACTGGGTATATTAATATAGTCGCAGTAATGCAGAAGTTCTTTGATCAGGCAATTTCTGGTAACTGGAGTTATAATCCAGAACACTTTGAAAATTCTGAGGTTCCTGTCTCGGTAATGGCCCAAGATCTTTTAACTACATATAAGTACGGTTGGAAGACATCTTATTATCAGAATACTTATGATGCTAAGAAAGATGATGATGAACCTGTAAATCTACAGAGTATTATTGAATCTTGTTCTATAGAAGAAGAAGATGAATGTGAAACTTGTAAGATATAGGATATAAAAATGAAAACTATTGATGGGATGACTGTATTCAATGCTACTAAAACAGATACTAATAAGCAACCTATGTTTTTTGGAAAACCTCTGGGTGTTCAACGTTATGATAATTTTAAGTATCCTACTTTTGATCGACTGACACAACAACAGTTAGGATATTTCTGGAGACCAGAGGAGGTCTCCTTACAGAAAGATCGTGCTGATTATCAGACATTAAGACCAGAACAGAAACATATTTTTACTTCTAACTTGAAGTATCAAATTCTTTTGGATTCTGTACAAGGTCGTGGGCCTGGTCTTGCATTTATTCCATACTGTTCTCTACCTGAGTTAGAAGCATGTATGACTATATGGGAAACTATGGAGATGATTCATAGTAGATCCTATACTTATATTATTAAGAATATATATCCAGATCCTAGTGAAGTATTTGATACTATATTAGATGATAAGAAAATTATTGCTCGTGCTGAATCTGTAACTAAATCATATGATGAGTTCATTAAATATGCACAGGACTATGGTCAGAGTAATAGTTGGAAACCTGATATGTATAGTCATCCTAATTCAGAATGGACACGAAAGGATTTAAAAAGACATCTATATCGTTCTATAGTTAATGTAAATATATTAGAAGGTATTCGTTTTTATGTTTCATTTGCATGTACATTTGCCTTTGGTGAACTTAAACTTATGGAAGGATCTTCTAAGATTATTTCTTTGATTGCTAGAGATGAAAGTCAACATCTTGTATTAACTCAGACTATAATAAAGAACTGGCAGAATGGTGATGATCCAGATATGTTAGAAATAATGAAAGAGGAAGAAGATAATGTGTATGATATGTATAGACAAGCTGTACAAGAAGAGAAGGATTGGGCTGAGTATTTGTTTAAGGATGGTAGTATGATAGGTTTGAATGCTAAGTTATTGGGTTCTTATGTAGAATATATTGCCAACCGTAGGATGAGATCTATAGGTTTGAAACCAATATTCGATACTCCTATGTCAAACAATCCATTACCTTGGACTCAACATTGGTTATCATCTAAAGGTATGCAAGTTGCTCCACAAGAGACAGAAGTAGAAAGTTATATGGTTGGTAGTATTAAACAAGACGTTAATAAAGATAGTTTCACTGGATTTAAATTATGATATTCTGGATTGGTTTCACCCTCATGTTCTTTAATGAGGGTTTTGTTATGATGAGACATGTATCACCCTTCTTTGCTAGACTTAGAGATAAGGTTATGAAGAAGTTAGGTGATAAATGGTGGTGGAGAATACATGGCACATTAGATTGGTTGTGGATATCATTAGTAACTTGTGGACTAGTAGTTAATCCTAATAGGATACTACATATAATAGTACTATTAACCTTCTGGACACTTGCTTGGTTAATATTCTATTTGCCAAGATGGATTAAAAGATGAAACCACAGTCAGCAAAAGCCAAAGGACGTAATCTACAGAAGTGGGTTAGAGAAAGATTGATAGAATCTCTGAATGTACATCCAGAAGATATAGAATCTAGATCTATGGGTGCTGGTGGAGAAGATCTTATAATGGCTAGAGCGGCTAGACAAAAATTTCCTTTTAGTATAGAATGTAAGAATGTTGAAAAACTTAACATTTGGGAAGCTTATGAACAGGCAAAAGCTAACTGTGGTAACTATGAACCTCTTGTTGTAATTAAGAAGAATCATAAGAAACCCTTAGTTGTGGTTGATGCAGACTATTTTATAAGTCTATTTGATAAATAAAGATAGCGATAATGAAATTTTATGTCAGAAGAACTTGAAAAGGAAGATATTAAAGAGGAAGAACCAAAGAAGAAAGGTTTCTTTGGTAAAGCAAAGGCTGCTATTCTTCCTGATGCTGAGGAGCAAGCTGCTATCATCTCCACAATGGTCAGAATCACTGTGTTGGCCTGGAGCGGTGGAATTTTAACTTTAAATTATGTGGCTATTCCTGGCGTACCTCAACAGAAAATAGATCCGACATTTATAGCTTCAGTTTTTACTGGCGTTCTGGCTAGTTTCGGAATTCAAACTGCATCTAAGAAGGGTGATGGCACCATGAAGATGGATAAGAATGGTAACTCTGTTAATGGTGGTGCTCCTGCTGTTACTGCTAAAGATATTGAGGCTATCATGGCGAAAGCTGGCCCTACTCAAACAATAAGAGTTGAACAAGCTCCTTTAAAAATCGTCACTGTTTCAGAAGACGACACTAAAAAATTCACATTATAAAATCATGCAAAAATTAATAAATGTATTTGCTATTGCGTCTTTCGCTGTATCTGGTGCCGTTGTTGGTAGTGGGATATACGTATACGTCAATCGTGCATCCATCATTGATGGAATTAAATCTCAAGCTATGGAAGCAGTTGCTGGATCTCTTGGGGGTCTAGGTGGTGCTGTAGGTGGAGGAGCTCTTCCTCTAGGAACTAATGATCTTGCACCTACTGCTCCACAAGCATCTGGATTACCTGTACCCAATTCACCATTCTAATCATGGAAACAATTATTAAAGATCTTCCTATACCTAAAGAGGTAATAGAAATACAAGAAGCATTACCACTTCCAGAAGTGGTAGAACCTAATAATAATGCTCGTGACTTTGGTATCCTTGTCGGTGTAATAGTTGCAGCTGCTATTTGTGCTAAGTTGTATGCTTGTACCGCCAGGAAGAAGAAGTAATGGACTTGCAAAAGATTACCAGTACTGGAACTGCCGTCGCTGTAATAGGTGGCGGTACTTTCATGGGTGGTAATTATGCTATTGACACTGCTACTGGTGGCCCAGAGAAAAGAGTTAAGGCAAAACAAACTGAACTTCAACTCATAGTAAGAGAAGAAGTCCGTAGTGCTCTAGCAGATATGTTACCTACATCAACAGGTGGCGTTGTTAGAACTACAAACCCAAAAGATTATCGTAAAGAGGTTCCTAAATGATTTTATCAATGTTAAATGTAGTAGATGCTTGGAATGAGATCTCATGGGCAGATGCTATTCCATTTCTTCTAGTGGTTATAGGTCTTTATTGGGTAAAGGTAAAGATAGATACATCTGCTGGTTTAGGTAGAAAGAAAAGCAGACAGTTACAAAGAATTATTCGTGATGCAATTTTAGAAACACAAGTAAAGACAGGAAAACCATAGGTGGATAAACATCCTAATGGTTATACCAGAGAAATGATTAAGGAGATACTAGGTACTTCTTGGCCTACTATGCCTGAAGATCATGAGACAGGTAATCAAATGAGAAGAAGAATAGGACAAGAGAAGAGAGCAGGTAAGATACCATATCCTACATACCCTTCAAAGAAAGTTGGGCCTCAATTTGATGAGAATGGAAAATATATTTACCCAGAAGGATCAGGATTTAATTATATGGATCCTAATTCTGAATGGGGTGGTAAAGTATCTTAGTTATTTCTTTTTCTTCTTATATTCTTTAATCT